GCGTCCGGACACGTGGACCTGCTTGTCGGTGCGGACGTTTGGACGGTCGTACCAGGAGGCATCGCGGGTCGCCGCCCACGGCTCCTCGGTCTCGGCGGTGTGCTCGGCCACGGTCAGGCCTCCTTGCCGGGCTGGGACACGGCGGCGGGCTGGTGCTCTGCCTCGACGGCGTAGACGGTGGTCGCGCGCACCAGACGGAACTGCCGGGCGGGCACGTGGCCGATGGCGTCCTCGAAGCGTTCGCGTGCCCAGTCGTGCTCGTCGTAGGTAGTGCCCCAACTTGCCCAGGTGCCGCGCCGCGGGGACTCGATCTCCCAGGTGACGGTCGGCGGGTGGGCGTCGGCCTGCGTCTCGGGCTGCTGCGCATGGTCGGCCCACTCGCGGACCTGCCGCGCGGCGGACCTGCGGTAGATCCGGGTGAAGCCTTCCTTCTCGCCCTGCTCAGCATCGGCAGCGAGACGGTCAGCGACCTCGCGGTAGATCGCGGCCCGGTCGGCGGGCGCCGGGAGGACGGCGAGCACCGCGGCGGCGAGCGCGGGCACCCACTCCTGCGCCTCGGGGTCGTCTTCGAGGGCGAACGACACGTCGTCCATGCCGAAGTTGTCGAAGGGGAAGCTGCGGATGGCCTCGGCCACGCCTGCGGCATCGTCGGCGGGCGCGGGCAGCACGGCCAGCACCGCATCGGCGAGCTGCCAGGCGCGGCGTGTGCCGTCGTGCCGGTACGGGGCGTCTTCAATCGCCATCGCGATGCGGTCGCGCAGCGCGGTCTGGTCGCCCTGCGGGTCGGTGGTGTCGGTCATGCGATGTCTCCTTGATCGATGTGATGGACTAGCCGGGCCGACCGCCCGCGGCTCCAACGCGGGCGGCCGGTGCCGGGGGTCACGGGGTGGGGCGGAGCTGCAGCGGTGGAGTCGTCGGCTTCTGCCGGGCGCCCGGGCAGGCCTCGCCGATCCAGTCCCGGTGCATCGGCACACGGCCGTTCTTCAGCGGCTTGAACAGCGCGCGCATCCCGACGGTGCTGACGCACTTCTCGCGGGCCGGACAGAGCACGAAACCGACAGCCCACTCCTGGTCGGTGAAGCCCGTTTCGAGGTCGGCACGCATCTGCTGCTCACGCTCGGCGAGTTCGCGGCTCATGGTCATCGCTGCGCCCCCTCGGCAGCAGCGGCGGCGGCGCGCACGTGCGGCGGCTCGCAGTCCTGTGCGCCCGCAAGACGGGCCGTCGGGCACGGGTAGGGCACGAGGCCGTCACCGCCCGCCGCAGCGGCGTCAGCATCGACACAGACGGGGCAGGGCCCCATCGGCGAGTCCTTGTGCAGGTGCCGGATCTGCTCCAGCACGGCCCGCGCCTTCTGCAGCTCCAGGAACATCTCCTGTACGTGGCGCTTGTTGCCCTTGGCGACAGCGGTCAGCGTGTCGACGCGGTCGCAGAACTCGTCGCGCTCTGCGCGGAGGCTGCGGATCTCGGCGGCCATGGCATCGACGTCGGTCCGGGCGGCGGCGATGAACTCGCCAAGGGCGCGGTTTCCGATGCTGACCACGGCCGAGTGATCGTCGGGCTCGTCCGGCCCACTGGCCGGGGTGCGGACGACCCACAGGTGTCCGGGGTAGCCGTCTCCGTCCAAGTCGTCGGACAGGACCCACGGCGCTTCGGGGGCGGCTGCTGCGCGGGTCTCGATGTCGTCGAGCTGCTGCTCGGTGAGGGGCTTCTGGTCGGTCATGGGGTTCCTTGTCTGGTGGGCGGTTCGCTGGGGTTTGTGCCTACTGCGGGCGGGCCTGTCGGTCGGGCTGGTGTGCGCCGTTTCCCCGGCCCGAGGGTCGGGCGGCAAACAACGGGCGACGTCACGCGGCCATCGCGCCGAAGTCGGACAGCCGTCGGGCCGGGGCGGCGACTGCGGCGACGAGGACTGCGGCGAGCGGCGGCGGCACGGCGTTCCCGACCGTCAAGTGCCGCTGGCCGGCCGCGCCGTGGAAGACGAGGTCCGGCCGGAAGCCCTGGAGCTTCGCGCACTCGGCAACGGTGGGCCGGAGGTTGGGCCGGGGCGTCTTGCCCTCGGCGGCCTCTTTCGGTGTGGGCTTGCGCAGCGGCACGTCCCGGTCCGCCCACAGCGGCCGTCCGTCTTCGTCGACGGTGCCGATGGTGCGGGCCATGGCCTGCCGGGTGCCGTTGCCGAACGGTTCCGCGCCGCCCGTGTAGGTGCCGCCGCCGGTGACGGACGGGGCGGGGCGCTGCGTGTATCCCCAGCCGATGACGTCGGCCATGGCGGTGAGTGCCGGCTGGCCGAGCCCGCCGTGGGTGGGCGCTGGAAGCACAGCGTCGCGGGTGCGGCTGGCGATGAGGACGGCCCGCTTGCGGCTCTGGCCGAGCCCGTAACGGGCGGCGTCGACCACGCCCGCGGTCGCGCTGTAGCCCCAGCTGCGGAGGACGTCCGCGTACTGCTGCCAGACGGGGAGCACGGACGGCACCTGCTCCATGCAGATCCAGTCGGGCATCAGGTCGGCCATCCACCGCATCGGCTCCGCGGTGAGGATCGACCGTTCGTCGCGGCAGGCGGCGCCGGTGGCGGCCCGGGTGTCCTTGCCGCGGGAGAGGTCTTCGATCGCCTGGTGCACGAGCGGCAGGTCGAGCAGGCCGAGCTTCTTCCCTGACTTGTTGAAGCCGGGGCAGGGCGGCGACCAGATGCCGCCGTCGGTGCGGCCTTTGAACACCCACGTCGGGTACTGGGTGACGTCGCAGCGCACTGTGGGGTGTCCGGCTTTGTGGCGGGTGAGGGCTGCGGCGGCGTCGAGTTCAAGGCCGATGTCGGTGAGGCCGAGGGGGCGGATGCCTTCGGACCAGCCGATGCCCGCAAAACCGTGGACGATCATGCGGCTTCTCCTTCGGCGTGCTCGTGCGGGCGGGGCAGTTGGACGACGGCGACCTGCTCGCACTGCGGGCAGGTGCAGCGGCCGTGCGTCGGGGTGGGGCCGGTGGCGGTGGTGCCGATCGGCCAGCCGCCCTTGTGGGCGATCCGGTAGGCGGGTTCGACGGGGGCCGCGGCGACCGGGGCCGGCTTAGGGGTGGCGGGGCGGCCGGTGAGGAACTGGAAGTACTCGCGGAGGCTTCCGTCCGCCCGCATCGCGGCGATGTCTTCGAGAGTCGGCTCGGTCATCAGGCGACCGCCATGTCCACGAAGCGGGAGTAATGACCTTGGAAGGCGACGGTGATCGTGGCGGTGGGCCCCCCGCGGTGCTTGCCGACGATCAGGTCAGCTTCGCCGGCGCGCGGGGACTCCTTCTCGTAGGCGTCCTCGCGGTGCAGCAGGATCACCATGTCGGCGTCCTGCTCGATGGCGCCGGATTCGCGGAGGTCGGACACCATGGGCTTCTTCTCGGTGCGCTGCTCGGGTCCGCGGTTGAGCTGACACAGGACGATGACGGTGATCCCGAAGTCCTTGGCGATGAGCTTGAGGTTGCGGGAGATCTCGGCGACGGCCTGCTGCCGGTTCTCTGCCCGCGGCGCCTGCATGAGCTGCAGGTAGTCGACGATCACCAGGCGCAGACCTTTGGTGCGGACGAGGTTGCGGACCCGGCCGCGGAGGATGGGCAGGGACAGCAGAGCGGCGTCGTTGATCCACAGGGGGGCGGCGGCGATGTCGGGGGCGCGGCGGGCGGCCCGCTTCATGTCGTCGTCGGTGGCGATGCCCTGCTTGAGGTGGTGGTGGGCGATGCGGGCTTCGGCGGACAGGATCCGGTCGGAGAGTTCCGCCTGTGACATTTCGAGCGACTCGAACAGCGTGGGGATCTTGCAGCGGATGGCTGCAGCTCGGGCGAAGTCCTGGGCGATCGTCGACTTGCCCATGGCGGGACGGGCACCGATGACGACGAGCTGCCCGGGCGCCCAGCCGCCGCAGAGCAGGCTGTCGAGGTCGATGAAGCCGGTGGGGACGCGGTCTTCGTTGGTGGGCGGGGTGGTGGCGCGTTCGATGCTGTCGAGGAGGAGGTCGCCGATGGCGGCGAGGTTGCTTTCGTCGGTGGGCCGGACGGCGCCGTCGAGGTCGGCCTGGATGGAAGCAACGTCGGCGTCTTCGTCGAAGGCCGGCGATCCTCCCTTGAGGATGGCGTCGTAGCCGAGTGCGACAACGCGGGCTGCGACCGCCTTCTTGGCGACGCGGGCTGCGTACCAGCTGGCGTTGCCGTAATGGGCTTGGTTGCAGAGTTCCATCAGCTGATCGGCGGCCGGGACGCGGACGGGCATAGTGCCATCGGCGTGCCACGTTTCGAGCTGTCGATGGACTGCGAGGTGTTTGAGTTCGCCGTCCCGAAACTCGGTGCGGATCTTTTCGACGGCCCACCAAGTCCAGCGGAGCCAGTCGGTGGTGATGTCGGCGGGGTCGAATCCTTCTGCGCCGAGTTCGTCGACAGCGTTCGGCTGCATGATCGCGGTGGCGACGAGAACGCGCTCGGCCTCGAGGTCGCACGGCCGCGCCGGCGGTCGCGGGCCGGTGTCGGCGATCGCGTCGTCGGGGGCCCACAGCTCAGTTTCGGTGGTCACTTGTTCTCCAGCGGGAGTTCGGTCTGCTGGCCGGTGTGGGCGCCCTTGACGGCGGCGCAGCGTCGGCAGGGTTCGTCGAAGTGGATGGGCCCGGATCCGAGAGCCCACGCCTTCTGTGCTTTGACGTGGTCGGCGAGGGTGCCGTGGGCGGCCATGTCGTCGATGGCCTCGTCGGTCATCTCGGGCTCGTCGAGGGGGACGTGGCAGCCGCAGGGGCAACCCGGCTCGCCGGGCAGTCCGAGAGCGACGAGGTGTGCCCAGCAGGCGTTGTGCTTGTGCTGGCGGCAGGCGGGACAGATCGTCGTCTTGTCGCCGAAGGCCACGACAACCTTGCCGGGGCGGAGTTCGGAATCCTGCGCTCGGTAGCCGCGGCTGCGACCGGTTCCTCGAGTCATGCGGCTTCACCTCGGCGGCGGTCGCGCCCCTTGATCGCCACGCGCTCACACATCTCCGCGAGCCGACTGGTGACGCGGTCGCCGAGACGGCCGGCGAGCTCGGCCGGCCCGACGTTGGAGGTGATCAGCGTCGGAAGGTGGTTCTCGTACCGGTGGTTGATCAGTCGGAAGTTGACCTCCTCCGTAAACTCCGTCGGCTTGCGGTCCGCACCCAGGTCGTCGATCAACAGCAGCGGAGAGTTGCGGTAGCGGGCGAACTCCGCCTCCGAGTCGACGCCGTGGCGCGGGCGGAGCGCGGCGTACAGGTCGGCCGCGGTGGTGACAGCCCAGCGGGCGGACACCCCGGTCACGGCGAGCTCACGCATCGCCCCGTAAGCCTCGTGCGTCTTGCCGACGCCCGTGATTCCAAGCAGCAGCAGCGACGAGCCGACGTTCACCGCGGCGATTGGCGCCCCGCGCTCGGCCTGTGCCTCCTTCGCCGTGGCGACAAGGCTGTTGATCCAGGTGCGGAGCTGCGGCAGCGACGACACCGCGGTCCGGTAGTGGAACGGCACCTGGGCAGCAACAGCGGCGTAGGTGTGGCGGGCCACGTTCGCTGTCGAGTGCGGGTCGAAGTCGTGCAGGTTGAACCACTCGGCGGTCAGGCCGCGGTTCGCGAGCAGCGGGGCGATGTCGTGGCCGCGGAGATTCGCGGGCGGGATGTACTGCATCAAAGCTCCTGGTCGTAGATGGATTGATCGGTCGTGTTGCTGTAGGGCTGGTAGCCGCTGGGCTCGGCGATCGGGTCGTCGTAGCTGCCGTCGTTGAGCCAGGTCGCCGAGTACGGCGTGAATTGCTGGTCTTCGTTGCGGCGCGCGTAGGCGTAGGCCTTGGCGGCTTTGACGATCAGGTCGGGGTCGGCGCCGCGGTCGAGGGCAGCCCGCCAGGCGGTCTTGGTCTTCTCGGGCTGCATGGGCTTCGGGTAGAGGAGCCAGAAGTCACCGAACGCCTTCCAGGCGTAGTCGCGCTCTTCGTCTCCGGCAGCCGCTCGAGCCGAGCCGCGGGCGCCATAAGAGTCTTTTGGTTCAGCTCTTGGTTCAGTCTTTTGGTTTGGGTGACGTGGGCGTCGCCCCTCCTGCGACGTGGACGTCACCCCATCCGCGACGCCAGCGTCACCGGTGACGTCCACGTCACCCCTGACGTCCACGTCACCCGTCAAATCGGACGACACATCCTCTGAGCTGGTCTTCTTCTTGCCACCCCTCCGACGAGATGACGCCAGCGCCACCCGTGACGTCCGCGTCACCTCATCCGAGCCGGCGCGACCGCCCGGGACGACCCGCTCGAGGGCCAGGTCGTAGACCTCCGGGCGCTTCCCCTCTGGGAGGTGGGCAGCCTTCGACTGGTCGCCGAGACGGATGAAGCCGAGCTCTCGGAGCTGCTTGAGGTCACGCTGAACGGAGCGCTCCGCCTTGCAGGCGTAGGCGGCCAGCCGGGCGACCGACGGGTAAGTTCCGCGGCCCTTCTTGTCGGCGTGGCGCGCCAGCCCGGTGAGGGTGGCGACGAGCTGCGCGGGCATCGGTGGAGCCTTTTCGAGTGCCCAGTCCATGGCCTCAGTGCTCACTTCTGGTCTCTTCTCAAGGAGGGGTGTCTCTCTGGGATGGATCAGCTGTTGTTGGACAGCCCTCATGGAGGCTTCGTCGGGACGGAGTTGATGCCCCGGATGCAGTTCAATCCTACCGCAAGGTGCCCGTGCACCCGAGGGGCATTTGAGGGGCACTTGATAATGCCGGGGTGCCTAGTCAGTGCACGGTCAGCTACGCTGGTTGCATGACGACGAAGGGAACGCCCGGCCGCGTGATCCGCGTGGACGAGGAGACGTGGGCCGAGTACGGCGAGGTATGCGAGGCCAAGGGCCTGTCGCGCGCCGCCGACCTGCGCGTCTACATCAAGCGCGAGATCGCCGCACACAAACGCCGGCTGCGCGAGACGGCTTCCGACTGACGTCACGTCCTCCTCCTTCCTCCGGCCCCGCCTGTACGGCGGGGCTTCGTCATGTCCGGGCTAGGCGGCGGTCTTGCGGCTTCCGGTGAGCCGGTAGCGGCGGTCAGCTGCGGCGTTGGCGGCCCGGCAGATGTCGCAGGATTCGCCGGCCTTGACGTGGCGGCGGTACATGCGGGGTTCGCCGCAGACGGGCTCGGGCCGTGGCGTGCGGGTGCGGGTCTTGGGGTGCTTGCCGCCGGACTTCCAGCCGTTGTTCTTCCAGCCCGTGATGGTCGACGGGTCGGATCCGATCCGCTCGCCGATGGTCTTCAGGCCGAGCCCGCGGCTGTCGAGGATGCTGGCGGCGTAGATCTTCTCGGGGATCGTCAGCTGGACGGGTTCGCCGTTGAGGGCGTACTCGATGGCGATGTAGTCGAGGTCGTTGTGCGGGTCGAAGGTGCTGGTGGTGGAGACGTAGAGGCGCTCGCGGTTGCCGGCGCCGACGCGGTGCCCGTTCATGCGGCCACCTGCTTCCGGTCGCGCTTCACGCCGGTGCGCCACTCCTGGACGATCTGCCGGACGGTCGCGATGGACACCTCGCCGTTGAGGCGGGCGAGGATCTGTTCAGGGGTGTCGCCGTGCCAGGCGAAGTGGATGATCTCTTCGCGGCGGAGGGCGGCGCGCTCGCGCATGCCCGGTTCACGGAAGGTGGCGGCCGGGTCGAAATTCGGGTCGTCGAAGCCTTCGTCGTCCCAGTAGGCGGCTCGTGCCCACTGCTTGGCGGCAGCCCGGGCGCGGGTCAGCTTGGCGTTGACCGCGGTGACGCCGTGGTCTTCGGGAAGGAGTTCGATCAGACCCCGGTAGGCGTGCCGGATGTTGTCGGCGGTGGAGAGTCGGACAGTGTCGCCACCGGCGCGGAGCAGGTAGGCCGTGTAGCCGCTGCCGGTGTCGAGGCGGCGGTCGAGTTCCTTGCAGGGCCAGCCTTCGGCGTTGAGGGTCTGCAGGCGGCGGACGGTGCCGAGGATGGGGACGTGGGCGCCGTTGCGGGACGGGCCGCAGGACTCGGGTACGGGGATGGACAGGATGCGGGTGGCGGTGGTGTGCCGCACGGTTCCGCCTAGGCGGATGATCTGGTACAGGTGCGGAGGCGACAGTTCTGCCTGCGCTTGGATCTCCCGGTCGGTCATGCCGGCCGCGCGTAGCCGCCAAATGTGGGCGATGACCTTGCTGGCGGCGACGCTGCCGCTGCGGCCGGTGTCGCGCAGGTATTTCCAGTGACGCGCTTCGGCGACGGCGGCATCGGTGCAGGGCCGGCAGGTGCAGCCGCGACGGTAGCGGCGTGCGTCGCCGTGGTCGAAGGCTTCGGCGGGGACGGGCTGGCGGCGCTTAGCGGTGCCGGTCATCGTCCGGCCTCCTCTCGTGTGGGCTGGTTCCAGGCGGTGCGGATGGTGAGGTAGTCGAGGACGGCCTGCTCGCTGACTGCCTGCCGCGGTGCGGGCCGGCTTTGCATGCGGGCGAGGTCCCAGTGGTGCCGCATCCGTTGTCCGGCCCAGATGGCGCAGTGGGTGGTCCAGTAGCCGGCGATGACGGTCACGGCCGCGGTGGTGACGGCGAGGACGGTCGCGGATATGGCCAGGCCCCAGTAGGCGGTCTCGAGGACGGCGGCCAGGTTGTCCCTCACGTCCGCCTCCCGGTGATGGAGGCGTAGGCGACAGCGGCGATACCCGTCATGAGCGCGAGGCAGGCGAGGAAGAGGGCCATCAGGCTGCCGCCCGTCGCTGCTCGATGCGGGCGGCCTGGCGGTCCTGTATGTAGGCGCGTCCGGCGCGGGTCAGCCGGTAGACGTTGACCTTCTTGCCGCGGGCCTTCGGGTTGATCGACACTTCTTCGTCGACCTTGACCAGCAGCGCGGGCTCGGCGGGGTGGAGGGTGTCGTGGCCGACGAGGGCGTGGAAGTACAGGCCAGCGCCGCGGGTGGCGCCGTCGGGGACGATTGTGCGGATCTGGTTCATGCCGATGGGCTGGCCGGTGTCGGCGAGGTGCAGGACGACCTGGTCGTAGACCGCGGTGTCCCAGTCGGTGACGGTCGAGTAGAGGGCGCGGAGCTCGGTTATCGACCGGGCGTGGGCCTGCTCGGGCGTGATGGTCATGGCATGGTTCCCTTGGGTTGAGGGCCGGCCCGCATTGCCCGCGGGCCGGCCTCCGGTGTGTGCGGGCTACTGCTTGGCGTTCTTGAGCGCGGTGCCGCGCTCCTTGATGAAGTCGCCGAGGCTGGTCGGCTTGCCGTTCTCCGGGTGCATCAGCGGCGTCGCGAGGGCGCTGGCGGCCTCGACTTCGCGGTAGAGGGCGAGCAGGCTCTCCGGGGTCGCCTCGTCGCTGCCAGCGGCGTCGATCCACACGGTGGCGTCGAACTC